TGTCAGTCAGCATTGCTGAAATGATGGCAAACCCAGAGCGCCGCCAGCGCCTCGTGGACGCATCGGAGCGTGCGCTCGAGGAAAAGCTGATTGAGCAATTCAAGTGGAACCTGCCGGACAGCATCAGCAAGACCTGCACCGACTTCATCGAAGCCGAGATTGTCCCCGCCGTCACTGCCCACTTACAGAAAAACAAGGGTGCTTTGGTTCAGTCAGCAATCGAGGCGTCAGACCTGATCGGCGAAAAGCTGGCAGAGGCAATGGTGACGAAAGCCGTTGGCAACCTGACCGGCTACCGCATGGGCACCCTCATGAAAGAACTGTTTTCCTAACCCCCCCATCTGGGCGGGGCGATCCCCCGTCCCCACACATAGAGGACGATACCATGCACACCCAACTGACCACCCGCCGCAACGTGACGCCAGAGCCAGACCTTATCACGGCAGACGGCGCTGCGATCTACCTTCCCCAGCCCTCCCGCGTTCGTCCGCTGGGCAACCCGTGGCAGCTTATCACGGACGCCGAGGCGATTGAATTGCCAGCTTACGTCATTGCGCAGGTGCAGTCATGAGCGCGTCAGACACATCGCCGGATTACATCGCCAAGGTTTTAGCTGCGGCACCGTTTGCAGATCAAGACGCTGGCGTTCCGCAGATGGCCGAACTTATCCGAGCCTTATCTTCTGAGCGCAACGAATTGCGGGATCGGTTTGCTGGTCAGGCGCTGTCTGGCCTGTGCGCAAATACATCGTGGCAGACGGCTGCATCATGGAAGGTGACTAACCTTTCCATGAGTATGGCAGTTGCCGCATATATCCATGCCGACGCGATGCTTGCCGCCCGCGAGGTGCAGTCATGATGACCGTTGAGCAATACCGCGCCGCCGTCCACGCCGAGATGATCCGTGGCGCTTACGTCCTGATCGCCGTGTGCTGCGCTATCGCCGCAGGGGCTGCGCTGGCTGCGAAGGTGATGGCATGACCCGCGAAGATGAATGGGGGCCTTGGCTTGAGCATGACCGCAACGGATGCCCCAAAGACGTAACCCCCGGCGTATTCATCGAAGTTGAGCAACGTCGGCGTTGCGGATCGGATGAACGCAAGTCCGGTCGCGCCACCACTGCCGTATGCAAATGCCCCCAGTGGCACATGAAAGACGAGTTTGGCGAGTGGTGTCTTGTCCTGCGCTATCGGGTCCGCAAGCCCCGCGCAATGGAAATGCTCAAGCATATCGCCCGCGATGCCGTGGCCCCGTCCGGATTGGTGTTCGCATGACCCGCCCCGTATTTTTCTACGCCGCGCTGTTCTGCGCAACCGTGGCCCAGATAGGTTGGGTCTTGGCTGTGAACGCCCGCAGCGACTTCGCCCCCGCTGCATCGGTAGCCGCGCCTGATCCCGTCAAGACGCTATGGGACCGCGTAGAGGCGATGACCGGATGCCGCATCACAACGGACGGACCGCTGCACCCTGACGACATCATCTGCGACCCGTCCGACCCTTTCAGTATTGGCCACGGCAAACGCGGCATTGGAGACTGACATGAACGATATGACACCCGCAGGCATCGGACACAACCGCGCCCCCGACCCTATTGAACTGGTGACGGCGCAGTATGACGATCTAATCACAGAAGCGCAGAACTGGACTGACGGCGAACCCGTCACGACCGAAGCGCAGATGCTTTCCGTTGATGACCTTATCAAAGGCTTCAAGACATATCGCGCTGATCTGGCCAAGGCTGGCAAAGAACGCACCGACCCACTGCACAAGGCGTGGAAAGCCGAAGTTGCCGCCGTCAAAGTCTACACCGACGACGCAGACCGCATCCAAGCCGCGCTGGTGGCCACAGTCGCGCCGTTCAAGGCAAAGCTGGCAGAGGAAAAGGAATCCACCCGCAAGGCCGCATGGGAGGCATCGCAAGCCCTTGAGCGTGAAGCCCGCGCCAAAGCCGCCGCCGCAGACGCTTCTAATCTGGACGCACAGCGCGAAGCCGACGCCGCGCAGGCCGCAGCGATGGAAGCCCGCAAGGCTGCATCCGCCGCGCAAAAGGACACCGTAAAGGGGATGCGCACCGTCACGCACTTTGAGGTTGAGGATACCAGCGAAATGCTGCGGTGGATGAACAAGACGCACCGCGAGGCGCTGGATGCGTTTTGTCAGGATTATGCGCAACGGCACCACAAGCAAGGTGCGATCCCAGGCGTCCGCGTCTGGACCACAAAGGAGGCGTATTGATGAACGCCTACACGCCCAGCTTTGCCGCCGATGACGCCACGCGCCGCGACAACTTCGCCGCCTTCATCGCCGCCCGAATTGCCCGCGCCCGCCGCGTTGCCGCCACGACTGAATATGTGGTGATCCGCGACGACGCCCTAGCGCAGATCGCGCACTACACGAAATTGACCGCCATTTTGGAGACAGCACAATGACCGAAGCAACAGCCAAGAACGTTCACCAGCGCCTTGCCGAAGTGATGCGCGTTGTGACCTACATTCAGAAAGAAAAGAAAAACGGCATGAACTACACCATCACCTCGCATGACGCGGTGACGGCAAAGGTTCGCCCTGCATTGCTGGATGCTGGCATCGTTTACTACCCCGTTCGCTGCGAACACACGCACAACGGCAATCGCGCCGAATGCGGCATGACCGTCCGTTTTGTGAACATTGACGAGCCGACCGACTTCTTTGACGTGCCGACGTTTGGTTATGGCGTAGACCCGCAGGACAAGGGGCCAGGTAAGGCCATGTCGTATGCCGTCAAGTATGCGTTGCTCAAGGCGCTTGGCTTGGAAACGGGCGACGACGCAGACCATGACAGCATCGAACACAGCCGCGAAGATCCGGCAACGCGCAAGCCAAAGCCAGTGCCGTTTGATGCCGCCAGCATCCGCGACAAGATCAAGGCCGCAATCGCCAACGCCGATGACGATGCCAAGCTAGACGCGCTGTGGAACCACGCCGCGACCAAGGACGCTATGAACAAGCTGCCCGACCCAATGCAGGGCGAACTGCGCAACGCCTATAACAACCGCATGGGCGAGGTGGCAGCATGATTACCTCGCTTGGTCTTTGCCACGTCAAGAACAAGCTGCGCCAGCCTGACACGCGGGCTGCGCTGCAATCCACCTACGACGGGTTTGGCGACGAATACCGCGCCCATGCCGAGGTGATGGGGCTGTTCAAGTTGCGCATGGAGGAGTTGGTGAAATGACAGACGTTCACCTGACCCGCACCCCGTCCGGCCTTGTGCCGGCGGATCAAGCCGCCGCTGACTGGCTGACCAAGATCAAGCTGGGCGTGCCGATCAACGCCACTGTGCGCCAGCCGCGCAATGGCAAGTTTCATCGCCGTTTTTTTGCAATGCTGGACGTGGCCTATTCCAACCACGACTGGCCGGAAATGGAAACACGCTGGGGCAAGGTCCGCACATCGTCCGAGATGTTCCGCGACTACGTGACCGTCAAGGCGGGCCACTACCAAGCCGACATGACACCGCACGGCGAAATCCGCGTGACGCCCAAAAGCATTTCGTGGGCGCGGATGGATCAAGCCGAGTTTGAGACGCTTTATAGCGACGTGCTGGACGTGATCTTGAAGGAGTTCCTGACCAACTGGACGAGCGGCGACATGGATCACGCGGTCAATCAGATGATCGGGTTTTGCTGATGGCTATGCAGGTCAACACACGCGGCCCGCTTGGCCTCAAGGACCGCACCCGCAAGGACGCGCCGAAGCTGCGCAAGCCCGTCCGGCGGATCAGCGCCAAGCGGGCAGCGCACCGTGCGTCGGACGCTGGCAAGGCTGGTCTGGACCACATGGCCCGCGTTGCCGCCCTGCCCTGCGTGATCTGCTGGGAATGGGACATGCGCCAGAACAGCCCGACCGAAGTGCACCACGTCAAAAGTGGGCGCTATGGATCGGCGCGAGAAGACGACACCAAGACCCTGCCCCTTTGCCACTCGCATCACAACAAGCTGCGACCATACCCCGGCGACGAAGCCAAGATCGGCTACCACAACGGCCAAGCCACTTGGGAAGCCGCATACGGACCCGACCACGACTGGCTGGCGTGGGTAGAAGCCCGCCTTGCCGTCAACCCATAACCAAAAGGAACGTAACTATGCTCATGGAATCCCAAGAATATAAGCGTGAACGCGAAGTGGCCGAGCAACTTGGCGTTAACCCGGTGAACGTCTGCACTGTCGGTTCAACGCTGATCTGCGGCAAGGGCAACGATCTGGACTTGCTGTGCCTTGTCCCGAACGATGAATGCCTGACCAAGGCGGGCTTTGCGCCTGATGTTGATACGCAATATGAATCTGAACTGCATTCATGGCGGCGTGACGGGATCAACATCATTGCCGTGCAGGACCGTGGATTTTTCTTAGCCGAGGTCGCTATCGCCCACGGTGCGCGCGTCATCAACAGCAGCATGCTGGACATGAACGACCGCGAAGACCGGATAACGTTTCATAGCGAAATTCGCAACTCCGTATCGGTCAGACTGACCGCTGGCCTTTAACCCCCGAAAGGACACCCCATGGCCCGTGCCACCGAAGTTATCCGCCCCCGCGTTCACCTTGCGCCGCCGCTTCCCGCCCCGCGCTACCGCTACGACCACATGCGGGACGTGCCGGAGGCCGTGATCTGCGCCTTTGCCATGAAGGGGGCGCGGTGATGGGCTGGCAACCGATTGAGACCGCGCCGAAGGATGGGACGCCAGTTGACGTTTGGCACCCCACGATTGGCCGCATCCCAAATGTCACGCACTGGCAGGCATACGACAAAATTACCCACTGGATGCCCCTGCCAGCGCCCCCGGTGTCGCCATGACCTCCCCGCACATCGTGACCGCCTACAATTTCGCCGCCATGTTCCCCGAATACGCATGGACGGCGCAAGACGAGGCCACGCCCGCGATACCCTGCGGCTTTGGGCGCGACACTGACGAAGCCGAGCGCGATTACCTGCACAACTGGAACGAGGCACAAGATGCAACACAACCTGCAAACTGACCTAGCCAACGCGATCCGCGACACCATTGCGGAATGGCTGGAAGATGACCGCAACGGCACAGCCACAGCGGACACGATGAACCGCGCCGCCATTGACGCTCTGGCCGACTATCAGGACCGGACGCCCCAAGCCGCCCGCGATGCAGCGGACGAGCGCGGCGACTGGCTGCTTGAGCAACGGCGCGAGGCAATAGCACGATTTGGTCAACCGTGGGGGTTCATGCCATGAACGAGGCACGCAAAGACGCGCTGATTGCGCTGCGGGATGCTGTTGCGGCTGGCGTCAAGTATGAAACGATGGGGCACACGCGCATGTGCCAGCGCGCATTCCCTAAGCCAGATGATTTTGACGAATCCAGACAGGCATATGCCGATTCAGAAGCGACTAAAGCCTTACTAGCATGGCGAAATGGTGACCTGAACGCGGCTAGAAAACTGCATGACTCGGTTTTGACGGGTTGGGGATGGGAGTTAGCCTGCGGAGGTCACGCCATACTGCGCAGATACAGCGCAGTCATCGATGTCAATCCTCCGCACGACAACAGCACCGCACGCGCATGGCTCATAGCCATCCTGTCCGCTCTCATATCGGAGGCCACAGCATGACCCTGCACATAGACACGCCCGCCCGCTACGCCGAACTGCACACTGGCGCTATGGCCGAGCCTGCCCCGCCGCCCGTCGTGCTAGGCGTGGCGCTGCTGACATACGGATGCGCCGCAGCTACCGTGCTAGTTATCATCGCACTGACACTGCCGCACATCACTAGCACAGTGCTATTTGCGATGGGTCACGCGCTGGACGCCGTGCAATGCCTGAACTGCGAGGGGATGTGATGGAACGCACGTTCAAGCCGACATACCATTATGCCTGGCCGCCAGCCTTGATGCTGTTCGCCCATCAAAGCACAGGCTTTCATTCGGCAATCTGCATTTTTGCCGCCGGAATGTGGACCGCGATACTTTTGGCATATCACCTCAACTGGCGCATCGCTGACACAAAGGAGGCCCGCCCATGACCGCCCAGACAGACGCCACCCCGAACAGCCGCCGCAGTCCGATGGAGCATGAGCGGGACTTGCCGGATGCCGCCCAGACAGACGCGCCGGAACGGATTTGGGCGCAAGATGCCAAGCCAGACGAGTGCAATTTCATCGGCGGCGGCTGGTGGGACGATTCATGCGGCAACACACAATACCCGCATATCGTGGGTTACGTCCGGGCCGATCTGCACGACGCCGCGCAGAACCGCGCCTATTGGCTAGCGATTGCCATTTGCGGGGGAGAGGATGCGCCGGGATATGTCGATAGCGTCCCATTGGCTACGCTGACGGATATGCTGCGCAAGGAACGCCGCTGGCGGGACGATGCCTTAGACGCCGCGCAGGCCGAGATTGCCAAGCTGCGGGCCGAGAATGATCGGCTGCGCGGTATCGGCATCATGCCACGTTTTCACGGGGTATGGTCAGCAACCGGCGTCCATATCGGGACATGGGATGACGGATATATCGCAGCTAAAATCTTGGCGGAATATCCCAACGGCGTCATTCGCGACCTAATCGACGCCACGGTTTACCACGAAGCGCAGAAGGAGGCCCAGCCATGAACCTGCTACTCCCCAGCCACCAGCACGAGGCCCTGCCCCGCATAGCCACCCTGCGCCGCCTGCTGGACGAACACCGCGCCGCAGTCGTGCCGTGGGGATCGCCAGAGGTGCAGGCAACGTGGGAGAGGCTAGAGCCGTTCCTAGGCGAGATATTCACAACGGGAGGGGAATGATGGGGCAGGCACAAACCAACGCAAAGCCGCGATTGTCAGCGGCCACCGTATCCAAGGCAATCCGCGCCGCCCGATCCGAAGGCGGTTGCGTTGTCGAGGTGCGTGACGACGTGATCCGCATTGTCCCGGTTGAGGCAGAGCGCCAGACGGTCAACCCTGCCGATCTGGTGAACATCTGATGAAGCGCGGGCAACTTCCCAGTTACATCGTGCGCAACAGCCGGGGCGTGCTGTATTTCCGCAAGCGTGGCACACCGTGGGTGCGACTAGAGACGCAATTCCCAGCGGGTGAATCGGTGCCGTTTTCGCTGCATCAAGAGCGCGAACGCCTACTGAATGAGCCGACACCGGTGCCAAAAGGCGAAACAGTTGCCGACGTGATCCGGCAATATCACGCCAGTGAAGCCTACCGCAAACTCGCACCGCGCACGAAGTCAGACTACGACAAGCGCATAGAGTTTTGGCGGGATGCAATCGGACACTTGCGCCCGAAAAACATCGAGAGGCGGCACGTTTTTGGCTGGCGCGATTCCAGCGAGAAAAAGGTAGGCCCGCATGAAGCAAACTACCGCGTTCGCGTCCTGCGCATCTTGATGGAGCACGCCATCTTTGTTGGGCTACTGCCGTCAGGTGGGAACCCTGTCAGCAAGGTTCCGCAGATCAAATATGAGGGGAAAGTGCGCGAACCTTGGCCCGTCGAGAAGGTTAAGGCTTTCCGCGATGCATACCCACGCGACACGGTAGAGCGGCTGATATTTGAACTGTGCATTGGCACTGGTCAGCGGATTAGCGACGTGCTCAAGATGCAATGGGGCGATCTGGATGGCGATGCAATCCGCGTCCGGCAGAACAAGACGAAGAAGCGCCTTCACTTGCCATTCACCAGCGAACTACGCGCTACCCTAGCCGTCACCCCGCGCCGCGCCCTGTTCATCGTGCCAGCCGAGAAAGGCACGGCCCAGCGGACCTATTTCAGCGCCGCCTACGCGATGCGCCAAGCACGCGACAAGATCGACGCCCGCGCATGGGATCTGCACAGCCTGCGCTATTACGCCGCCGCAGAACTCTTGCTGGCTGGATGCACTGACGACGAAATCGCCGCCGTGACCGGGCAGTCGCCTGAAATGGTCCGGCACTACACCGCAGCAGTCCGGCAAAAGGTCAGGGCAATCAAAGCGCAGAAGGATAGAGGATGATGCAAAGAACAGATCGGGGCCGAATCGTGAATGTGTGCCGCAATGTGTGCCGCCCCTCTTGCGCCTGCCGTGGCCGCGTGTCAAAAGCCCTTATCCGTAAGGACGGTGGCGAGTGGGCAGGTAGGTTATGCAGCGGATTGCAAATCCATAGCGTTGGTCTGATTTCATTGCAAAATATGTGTGCCGACAAGCCAGACAGACCGCGAACGCATCGTGAATGTGTGCCTGCGCTGTTTACCCGCCCCACGCCGTCCGCCTGTGTGCAAGTGGGTGCGCTGTGATGGGCCGCGTCGTTTCCGTTTGCTGGGTTTGCCACGGTGCAGGCCATCAACTAAAGTCCGTTGCGCCGATCCGATTTAAGCCGTGCTGGTGTTGCTACGGTCGTCGCGGGCGCATCGCCCCATGACCCCCGCCGCGATCCTCCGCGACCTTTCCCGCGCCCGTGCGGTATTCCAGCAGCGCACCATCTTGGCCGTGATAGGCCCCCACACAGGAGATAGACCGATGACAGCACCGACGCCCTAGACGCCGCACATGCGCGGATTGCGGCGCTTGAGGCTGCGTTGTCTCTGGTAAGGTCTGATGCCGCGCATCACTTGCAGAAATACCGACCTCACTGCCTATCGGCAATACACGCAGTTCTCACCGATCCCCCGGCCTCTGCCACACCAGACTGAACCGCCAGACGTTCGCCCCGCAGTCCTTGCACCGATAGCGGGCCTGCACGTCGTCAACGGTCACGCACCCTGCAGCGATGGCGTCAACAGCACGCACGGGATTGTCGCGCCCGCACTCGAACTCTAGCCAGATTAGGTGTTGGTTAATGTCGGCGAGGATCGTGATGCGGGCGCTCATATGATTGCTGTTCGGTATGCGCAAAGACGCGCCAGTCGCGTCCAGTCCCGCGCAGGATAGCCACTGCATTTGCTGTCTGGTCTATGTCGTGCAGCGCGACATCTGCATGGCCAGTAAGGTTGTGGCCGCAGCATGACAGCCGCGTGAAAATCCCGGCCCGCCAAAGCGTCAAGATGTCATCCGCGATGCAGTCATCAACGCAGACTGTCTTAGTCGCGAAATCAAAATATGGGCGCGGATCAAGGACGCGCTCCTTCACGTCGCCGGGGCGGTCTGGTCGATTGCTTGATTGGCAATTACACATGTCTCGTGCTCCTCAAAAGTGCTTGGAAACGAACATTTCCAATTTGAACTTGATGCCCTCGAACCAGAACACCGGATATTCCCGCCAGTTGCGCGGCCCGAAAAGTTTGCGGTCAATCATCGGTCAGTCTCCTTAAATCTTCTTGTCCGAACCGTCACGCGGTCCACAAAGCCTATTCATCTACGCCCGCGAAACTGGCCTGCCCATCACGTCTTTTGCGCGTTCCAGCACATGCCCCGGCGGCAGTGAGCTATACATATGCGGCACCCTCACCCTCGACAAAGACAACATCGCCAGCGCGGGCTACTCTTTTCGCAAGGTCGATCTTGTAAGGCGTTGCAGGCGTAAAGCTATGGTCAGCTCCCACTGCTTCGGCGTAGGCATTGCTGCCCACGGCATAACGGACCCAAGGCGCAGCAGGGCCAACCTCGACTGCACATGGCATAGGGCCTCGCGTTTTTGGCATATATTGCTGCACTGGTGCGGGGCGCATATGGACCTTGTTGTGTGCTGGCCTTTCGCGCCTAATCGCGGCCTTCTCTGCCTCTAACGCTGCCTCTCGTGTGGGGTGCGTCTCGATGGTTACGGGTGCTATATCACACGCCCAATCCGACGAGTTCATATGAGCCTTTAACCGTGTGACAGCGGAAAATGAAATGCCAACATAAAGCAGAGCGCCATCAGCATCGAAGTGGCGATAAAGATTAGTCCTTTGCATTGACTTGGCGCTCCTTCTCAAGAGCCGCCGTCTTGCAATATTGCGGCACAGTCTGGCCCAGCCGGTCGGCGGCTTTCGCCAGCCGCTCATACTGTTCATCGGTCCAGTTAATTACGGATCGTTTTTGCGTCATTTTATCACCTCATGTTTCAAAACCTATACCGCACTATATAAGGTGCCGTCAAGGTGCTGATTAAGTGTTGACAAACTGAACAGGACGCCGCAAAAAGAACACAGAGAAACGAACAGACACAAAGGACCGAACCATGCTGATACAATTCGCAACGAACGACAGGCAGACCGCCTTGCGCCACCTTAACGGGTTTAGATCGCGTGAAGTGTTCGACACCCCAGAGGACGCCGCCCCCGTTCTGGACTTGGTGGCGGAAGGTTTATTCCGCATTCCAGACCCAAAGATGCACCCGAATGGCGGAATAATGCCCGGTGAAAAATGGGACGAAAGCCGACGCGATGAGGCAACCAAAATCCTATCAACTTGGATGAGCACTTAAAGGACCGAACCAATGCCGCGAATTACCCCAAAGGATATGCAAGTCTGCTACGTTAAAATGAGGGGCCGTGAGGGCTATGAAATGGCGCTGTGGGATACAAACTATTCCATCTTTGGCGCGGGCGGTCACTTCCGTTTCGCAGACGGGTCGCAGGCTGGTTTGCCTTACGATGTTGAGGCATGGGCGGGGACACATTGGATAGCCACCGAAACGCCAGACACCGCAACCGATTGGATCGAAGTCACACCCACCATTTAAAGGACCGAACCCATGCAGACTAAGGACGTAACTATCACGCAGGATCAGATCGTTGTGGACCGGCAGGCGTTGCTGAACGTCGTTCGCGCCCTTGATATTGGCGCAAAGATTGACGGCCTGCCCTTGTCGCTGGACCTGCTGCGCGAGCCATTCTTTGTGGACGAAATCAGCGGCGGGACGGCCCGCAAAGACTTCACCCTGAACGCATATTCATAAAGGACACCCAGAATTGACCGCCACCAGCCTGAACCCAAGATCCGAAAGCTAGGCGGTCGATAACGTGACACGGGCGGGAAGGGTTAAGGCCCGCCCGTGTCACGAACGAAAAAACCCGCCGCCCAATTAAGGACGACGGGCATTTCTAACTGCGGTATGGCAAGGTTCAACTTCGATTGTCAGCGTTAGGCACGGCATAGACAAGGATCGGCGTTAGCACGATGGCCAAGGCGTTGATCCACATATCCACCTGATCCGGCGTCACCTCGGCGGCACCATCGGGGCGGAACGTATTCCACGCGACTACGGCCATCGGCAGCAGCGTGACGAAGAACTTGCGATATTTGGCTAGGTTTTCCACGGTGTTTTCCTTTCGGGTTATACGCGGGGGTCGTGGTTGTCGGCCAGCAGGCGCAGGGCGTCCACTAGAGCGATTAGGCGTGCCTCTGCGGCCTTGTCGTCGTCAGAGGCAACGGGAGGCGATGCGGGGGCTGCGAGGGGCGATGGCAGGGCCGTGAGGGCCTTATGCATGGCGGCACGGGTGTTTGGCCCGCTGATACCATCCACGGCCAGCCCTGCGGCGCGTTGGAAGCCGCGCACGTCGCCTGCCTCATAGCCCAGCAACACCAGCGCGGCGCGGTCATAGAGGCGGTAGCGGTCAGCAATGCCGTTGGTCCCGCCGTTAATGGTGCGCGATACCATCTCGTTATTGCCTACATCGGCGTAGCGGTTGATGTTGCGGGTGGACCAATACCACAGCGGCCCCAGCCCTTCCCACGGGTCTGTGTTCATCAGTTCCGGCGATACAGTGAAGTCAGGAACATGCATGCCGGGGAACGTCTCAACGCACCAGCGATAGAACGCCGTGGTGTTGCCCCGTCCGGTGATCTGCATGGCGGTATAGCCGCGAAACTTGGACCCGTCGCCGGGTTGCGTGTTGCCCAGATCGGCGCGGCCCTCGTAGCGGCGTTGCGCGGAAGATGGACCCCAGACCTCACGATCATAGCGGAACAGTGCGCTTTCGTGCGCAAGCTGCGCGATGTATTGCGCAACCCTGGCCGGGGTATCCATGCCGACCGTTGGTCCGTAGCTTTCCAGCGCCGTCAGCACTGACCGCATGTTGTCATTGATGGGCCGGTCACATATTGCGACCAGTTGCGATGCTGTAAGCATGGCGGCACTCCTGCGTTGTGTCGGTTTAATTATGCAATGCGAAAGCGGACGGACGGCGGCGGCGTGTTTCCAAGCCTTTCGCCCGCGTCAAACGTCCACGATGCAGGCGCTGCGGGGGCAGCACCGTATGGGACTGCCTTGCGCAGTATCGTGTATTGCGCGGTGCTGTTCGCGTTTACGATGCCGAGGTTCTTCGCGCTGCTAGTTGAAATGCCGCGTATTCTGGCCACGCTGCTGTGGTGAAACCCCATCCAATACTGCCGCCCCGCATCTAGTGTCAGGGGATCGCTGTGGAACTTGTACCCAGTGCTTGACATGTCCAGATCTTCCGCCCCGTAATACAGGAGATCTGAGGGCCAGCCATTTGCATCGCTGCCATAAACAGCAACCCGGCCAAAGCCGCCCGCCGCTGTAGTCGTCACAGAAACGCCGACCTGATCAGTCGTGAATGCCTGCGACGTGTAGAATGGGCCAAGGTCTAGCTGGCCTGCTACGCCAGTTAGCAAAGATGAAGACCCGCCAGTAAAGGCAGCATCATAGTATTGGCCGGAGATATAGCTCCCGACGTTAGGGCTGGCAAAGTTGCTGATTGTGGTGATGCGGTCGTTTAGTACTGGCCTGCCGCCGCGTGCATCTATCACTTCTTGCGGTGTTCCGCCTGCGCCCCCCGTTCCGTCAGCACCTGCTGGGCCAGTCTCACCCTGTATCCCTTGCGGGCCTTGCTCCCCTTGCGGTCCGGCGTCCCCAGTGTCGCCTTTAACCCCCTGAATGCCGTCAGCGCCATCGGCCCCGTCGTTTCCATTTGATCCGTCTGCGCCGGGGGGGCCAATGTCACCTTTCGGGCCTTGGACGCCATCGGCCCCGTCGCTACCATCAACGCCCTGCGGGCCCTGCGCGCCAGTCTCGCCTTGAACCCCCTGCGGGCCCTCAATAACTTCACCCGTCCCACCCATGCCTGCCGGGCCTTGTGGGCCGGGGGGTCCAACTATGGCGGCAACTGCACTAGACCCACCGCGTGAAACTGCGGTCATCGTGCCAACGGTCATCCCGAACCAAGTGAACGCCTGTCTCGGCGGGTCAAACCATTCCACAATCATTCTGTAACTACCTCTAACAGACGCAAAGCGATGGGCTTTGGATATACAACAGACCCAGATGCGAGCGTGATCTTTGCGTCTGTCACGTATGTTCCTGCCGCCATTGCGTCGGACTGGTCAGCCGTGACCGTGAATAGCCAATGCGCAACAGCCCCGCCGTCTGCGGCCACGAAGTTGAACGCGGGCGACATAACTACTGCCGTGGACGCCGAAGGCACAGATGCCCCGTTTATCGCGGCCTTGATATCGCATTGAATGGATTCAGTGCCGTCAAATTCGGGGTCGATTGCACGGATGCCAAAGGTGATAGTTTCACCCCGCGCATGTTCAAAAACTGCGATTGCTGTAGACACAAGAAACATCCTTTATTGATTGTGGTTGTAGAACCGCCAGCTTCTCTGCACATGATCCAGCACTAGCCTGCGGTCCCAAACGGCGTGCCAGACGATGCCGCCAGCGTTCAGCGCCGCCACGGCAGCGAACCACGCGGGGTGGCTGCGACGGTCCCAGCAGCAAGCGCACACCGAATGATCGGCAGGGCAACCGCGAAACATGCGGCGGTGCATACGGCGGGATAAGGACATGCGCGGCCCCTTGCTGTCACAGTTTGTGATGGGTCGGCTTATTCTAAGCGCAGCCGGTGCCGCCGCACTGATATTGCGGAAAACGTAAACAGCAGCCCCGCCTTACTCGTTACAGCCGTCCACGCGACAACTTGCGCCGCCGCGTCTGTGTCAATCGTTCGCGCCAGCGCCGTGACAAGCACGGAAAACCCGACGATGGAAAACCCCACGCTAATCATGCGCCCCGGCGGCTCGTCGCGGCTGTATTGATGGGCCAGCCACCAGCACAAGAGGACAACGCCGCCAGACGTGGCGTGATTGGCAATCAGCAATGCGTTCATGGCGTGTCATCCCCGATAAATTTGCGGCGGATGGCCTGCACTGCTACAATTCCCCCCTCGCCCATAATGAACCCGCCCGCGAGGTAGGCGTAGGTTTCGGCCCCGGTCAGCATGTCGATCAGGTGGCCCAGCACCCCGCCAAGAAAGATTGCGCTGATAGCCCCTGCGCTGCCCTCGAACGCCCGCCGCTTCCAGCTAGACTCTGGCGCGAACACGGCGCGGACGTATGCCCCAGCCGCGCCTGAGATAAACAGCGCGTTGAGGTGTTCGGGCGCATTGCCGATCAACTCGCGGGCTTGTTGCAACAGGCTTGCGTCATTCATTCGCGCGGCCCCGCTTGCAGAATCGGGACGCTTGCCCCCATGTCGGTGTCATCATGCCGGTTTCCTATGATCGGTGTGTAGGCTGGCGGGTATGGATTGCACTCCTACCGCCAGCCGATTGCCTTAGACAGGCGTCGCCCACGCCTTCGCCAAAGGCAGCGCAGACTTGATAGCGGCATAATCTGCCGCGTCTTTGGTCATGTCGCGCTTTGCGATTAGGAATGCCGCGACGTCCGAAGTCCAAGGCAGACCGAGCAGACCAGTGCCGACGGTCCAAGGCACGCCCAAAAGGGGCGACCCCGCCAGCGTTGCGGACGCCTTCGGCGTTACAAATTCATTTACAAAAAGACTACACTGATAAGACCCCGCAGCGAGCTTTCGACACGTTGCCATGATAACCGACGGCCCTGCCGTCAACAGGCTGGACACCACCTGAAAACTCGATCCGCTGACCAGCTGAAACGCCAGGTTTCCAGAATTGCTGATTTGCAGATAAGATTGACGCGCCCCGGAAGTGTTTTCCGTTTGCATCAAACCCTTAACTGTCCCGCCAGCGCCCGCAAGCTGATCCGCCGTTAAGTTCACGACGGCGATCAGAGTAAATTCATCCGTCGCCGCGTGACCAGTGTCGATTTTGCGACCGCCGGGAAACCTAAATGCCGTCTGACCGAGCGCTTCACTTTGAACAACGTCGACGGACCCAACGACATTCCCGACAACGGTCATTTGCCGCAAATCCGGCCCATTCACTAAATAGGCGTTTGGAATTCCCGCCCAACCGCCAATATATGCGGTTTCGACAGGGGCTTTCCCATATAGATCTGCGTACCATTCAGGCAAAAAGAATGACGTACCGGGCTGCGTTGCTGTGCCTTTTTCGATTTTTCCGGGCATGGTTTTTCCTTAAACTGTGACGTTGACTAAATCGGTGTGAAGGTGGCGGCGCGGGCTATAACTTTTGCCGTTGATCGTCAGGGTTCCGGGGGTACTGTCGCTAACCTCGCCACGCGCACCGACGACCGGTCCCTGCTCACTTTCGTTCGTGGCAGTGTCAGCTAGAGCGTAACCGATTTCCTGCCCCGTACCTGTCGGCACATCTGAAAGCGTCACGACGATCTGATCCGAGCCATTGACCGCGACGGCGGTGATCGCCACCGCGTTACCGTCGCCCGCGTCACGCCAAGAAAAGCCCTCGTTCGGTACGTCGGTGATCGCGGGCGAATTCAACGCGACCGGCATCGTCAGGTTTGCCGCCGCCGTGTTTAGTGTCAGCGTGACCGTGACCCCGGATCGCACCGCCGACAGAATTCGCAGCGGCTCCCATTTGCCGCCAGCCCGCCAACGCGCATAAGCCTCGCCCTCAAAATAGGCCCGATGCACAATACCCTCCGAGCTAATATGCGTTGTGTCGGTTTCGTTTGCGTTTACCTTTTCGTCATTCACACTCGTGAAAAGATATTCCGGCCCGACCGCCACGATATTCCGAGCAGGGTCATCAGCCATGACAAGCGCAGCGCGAGTGACGCCCATAGTCTCATTAGCTGTATTGTGAACAGACCCGCCCACAAACATAGGGGCGGCGTGCGCGACAAAACCATGCTCGACCATCAGCGCTTGCCAAGGGTCATAATAGAGCGACGTCATTTTCGCCGCGTATTGCTCCGGGGTGTCGTTTCGGTTTGAACCGTTTCCAGTCGTGAACAGAACAGGCTGACCCATGTTAACGCCACGGATCTCGCATAGAAGACGGAAGTACCCAAGGGCGATAGATACGTTGTGCCACGGCGCGGCACCTAGCCCTAGATCCTCAATCGCAGTGCCCGAAACAGACGCATTTACCCCCATAACGCCAGTCGTCGCATCGTGCTGCGTCAGGACGCTGGCGCACAATGCGGTCATGGGACTTTCTGCGTATTTCGCATTCAGGCGGTCATAAGTTTCGCGCAGATCGACTATGCCGCCCAGATCGGACGGCGTGAACAAATAGTCGTGCCCATGTTCTAAATCTAACGGCGATTGCACCCCCGGACGCGCACCGCCAGCGAACATTCCCAGCCGCCCCGGCACAGGGCAGACGCTGTTGATTAGACGAAAGTTAGCGCCCGCGCCCTGCGATTGGGTAAGATAAACGACGGGAATGACCGTTCTAACGCTAGGGCTAAACGACCAATTCACATCAGACGGGAAAGACACCTTGCGCGGCCCGGTCGGATAAAGCGGGTAAGGCACCTTGCGTAGCAAGTTAAGCCCGCCGTCGGCATTAGCGGCCAAAACAATCGGCCCGCCGTTGTTTGCCCCATCCGTGGCCCGCCACGACGCGCCGGAAGTTCCGACGACAGCTTCGCCAGCATTTACCCCCGCCAGTGCAAAAACAGCCTGAACAGGTTCTAGGACGTAATCCCCACTGCCACGACGAATTAGCGTGCGTGTCGTCGGCGCACCGTGGCGATAAGGTACGCGGGAAAAAATCGACCCAAACCCGTCAGGCTGACCAATCGCCTGCGTCTGCGGGGAAAAAATATAATCGCCATTTGCACGCTTCACCAAGTCACCGACCAAAGGCGCACCATGCGAAACAGGAATGTCGCGAGGATGCACCATGGCCCGCGACGCAGTGTCAGCCACATCGCCGCCATTGATTGCCAGAATTGACTTTGCATCCGCGCCGCTCAAATCCTGCGGCGTGCCGTCAGTGCCGAATCGCCCCTTGATGCGCCCCGCTACCATGTCAGCGAGTTTTGCGTTTGTGGCACTCTTGTCAGCTAGTTTTGCAGTTACAACCGCCCCGTCAGCTAGATCGCCATCGCCCACGGACCCTGCGCGAACGAACTTGCGCGTAGGTGTTTCTGCCAAATCGTCCGTGGTGTAAGCCAGCAGGCTTTTTACATCACTTGGCGACAAATCCTGCGGCGTTCCATCAGTCCCAAATCGCCCCTTAATCGTGCTGGCAGGCATATCAACCAGCTTGGCGTTTGTTATTGTCTTTTGGCCTGTAAACTCCGCAGTCTCAGCCTTGCTGAAAACCCCTAAAGTAGTGCGGGCTTGCTCTACGTTAGTCAGACCAGCAAAGTTGCCAGCCTTAGTTAAAACGGACGACTCGTCGGCCACGTTTATCGCTATAGCAGATACCCAATCGCGCAAGTCTTTCTTTGTCGGGACAAACGCGCCGGATTCTGAATCGCCAATCGGCAGCGGCGCACCTACCGGCTCATTCGGGAGGCCGTCACCAGTATAGCGGTTAAAATCGCGCATAAAAACGTCAGGGTCTGCCATTTACGGGGCCTCCGGGTCAGTGATTGTAATGGAAGCGGGCGCAGAATAGGCACCGCCGTTGTATTTGACTTGCACGTCGTATGTGCTGCCGATTGCGCGTCCCACGCTTTCCGCGCTGAACTCGGTTGCGACCATGCCGGACCAAGCGCCAGACGGTGACAGCCGGATTTGCGCAGACAGAACAAGGTCGGGCCGGTTGATGTCCGCGACAGTGACGCGAACGCCTTGGCCTGCGCCTGCTGCGAATTGCTCTAGGACGCTGATGACCGGAACGGGGGTTCCCTCTGCCTCAAGAATTGCCGGGGCGATGGGTGCGTCACCTTCTTCGGCGATTGCGTCCCAATCGTTCCATGCGGGGTCGATGCCGGCCAGTTCGATCTGGCAGCGCCATTGCAGCACGCCGTCGCCCATATCCTCGGCGTAGGTCTTGTGGCTGATGACCTCGCATACCTCGTCAAAGCCCATGTCGGGGTTCTGCACGCGGATGACGTGGTAGCCTTCTCCGCGTGGGAAGCGAGCCTTGATGCCGACTAGGTTTGTTGTGATCGAAAGCGTAAATGGCCGGTTGCTGCGGTTGAGGTGCAGCTTCATCAGCCGCCGCATCTGCGCGTGTTCCGGCACCATATCCGCCGCGAAGTCGATGCTGCGTTCTGGATGGGTTGCAAGTGCCGCCGTATCCTCCCAAGGCTCGGCCTCGGTGTCCTGATAGCCGTGCGGTTCGCTGGTATAGACGCCGCGCACAACGTTGGATGCGTCCAGCTTTTCGGTGCCTTCGATCAGCACGAATTTGAAGATGTCGTCTGCGGTGATCGTCACATCGGGGGCAACGTATTTGCCGCCCATGATGCCGACCTTGCCCTCTGCCGTCTGATAGACGCGGGCGTTACAAGTCGCCTCCATGCGGGCCAGCGTAGACTTGGGATCGTCCGTCAGGCTGACGACACCCCATAGGCGATACCGTGGCGACGTGCCGCCAGCGCGTAGTGTCATCGGCTCGTCGCAAAGATCGGCAAAGCCCGACCAGATCGCCGTGTCGAAGTCAGACCGCAGCATGTTCCAGCCGTCCGCATCGTCAAGGTAGGACGATATGCACAGCCCTGAATTGTCGCTGTAGCCGTTCGTTTCCGTGCGCCAGTCATAGACCCGCGCACCGCGTGCCTCCATCTGCACATCCGTCTGCGGCCCTTTAGGGAATATCTTGCCGTATTCCTCCGGCCCAGATGCGCGGAACGCGGCCCGCATTGTGGCCTGCCCCTTGAGCTCGTGCGCCGTTGTCCACAGCGTCGGGAAAATGCTGCGAACGTCTGAATAGTCGTCGCCGTCGCCGGAACCATCGCGCCAGTCTAGGATGATGTCGCTCAGGTCAAAGATGCCGCCGATACCGCCAACGCCGCCCGGTCCATAGTTGCGGTAGGGGTTATCCATGACAAAGCCGTCAACGTTCACCGTCACCGGCTTGCCGTCGATCCACCAGCCGATCAGTCCGTCAATGCGACCGTGGTTCGTGACGATGATCTGATACAGGCGGTTTTCCGTGACCTCCCAAAAGGCCCGCGTGCCGCCTAGCAGCGCCTGCCCGTATAGCTTCGTGCGCGGCCCCGTCGCTTGGTTGATCGTGGCGCGGATTTGCTGCTTGGGGATGCTTGGCTTGGGCGTCAGTGCGTTCAGCACCAGCGACACGGCCAAGGATCGCGCAAGGTTCGCCGCGCCCACGCCAATGGCCGTTGCTGTGGCCACACTTAATCCCGCCGCTGCCGATACGTAGGCAGCGCCGTAGGCGATAGCTGTGAAAACTGGCATTACTTAAACCACGCTATCTCTTGTGGGGTGTATCCGCGCCGCTCAAGGATCGTGGCGGCGGCGCTGTGTCCTGCGCGTGTGGACATTTTCACGCCCACGCAGTTCATCGTTTTCGCCCACGCCTCAAACGCAGACAGTAGGCGCAAGCCAGACCGATCGGTTGCGAACCAGCCATGTTCGATTGCCACCGGTTCGGGGCTGATAACCGTCGCCGCGACCTCGCCCGCGATAAACCCGCCAGCACTCACGTAGACGACGCCTAGTGGGCTTTGCATCAATCGCAGCAGTCCTGCGCCAGCCTTGGCGGGATCAACCGTCTGTGGCGTCCCTATGGCCTCTGCCAGCTTAATTCCGCACCGCACCGCATGGGATATGTCTGCGGCGTCCCGCGCCAGCCTTACACGGTCCATACGGGGCTATATCCGGCGTAGAGTGACATGCGCTCACACCCCTTGTCGCCGGGATAGCGGCGCTGTTGATCTGCGTCCGTCCAGCGGCCATTTGCCGGGGCGTTGCGGTTGGTGAAAAGGCCGTAGGTCGTCAACTCGATGGTGCGCTGATAGTTCGCATCGCCGTCGCGTTCGGCGCTGTACGCCATGCGGTCCATCTTGCCCGTGTATTCCGCAAAGGCGGGGATCAGCGGCGACCAAGGTTGCACGCCTACATCGTCTGGCGTCACGTCGAAAAACTGCTTGTAGATGATGATCGTGCGGTCCTGCACGCGGGTTTTAGACGCCCGCGCAAGTCCCTGCATTTCGCTCGTCGCGCCCTGCAACGTCAGCGTGACGCTTTCCGCCGTGGCGCTGTTCGATGCCGGTATCTCTGACACGCCGATCAGGTCGCCAACGCCCTGCCATGTGTGGCCTGCCGTTTCCAGATTGCCCCAGCCGGTCCAGACGCGGCGCGGGGCGTCCACGAAGTCCATAAATATCAGGTAGTCCGACGCTACTTGTCCGGTGCGCAGCTTGGCGTCCGGCACGGCGATAATGTCGTCGCGGATGGTCATGGCGTGGCCTCGCGGAAATTGACCGTCACGGATTTGACCGGTGACGTGTCAAAGGGCAAATAGCCTTCATCGTCTGTGGCGAAGTGCATCCGGCATACAGGCCGATCCAAAATAACTGGCGTGTTGTTCGTGTAGGCTTGCCGCAGGACAGGCTGAACGCGAATGTCTGCCGTCCCATCGCCGCGATCCACGACGCTCAATATCTCGTGGTATCGTTCGCCCAATCCGACACGGTGGCCGGGGCGCAATCCGGTCGTGTTGTCATAGGACACGCGGAACGCGCTATCCCGCAACGCTACAGCGCCATCTAGGCGGGCGTGGACGGTATCCGTCTGCGCAAAACCCGTGTTATCGCCGAACCCAAGCTGGGGAACGCTAACAGCCTCCTTGCGGGATAGCTGCCGCCCCTGCCCGTCACGGGGCAGATACCGCGACCATGCAGGCACCAGCGTCTCGCCTAGCATCCCCTGCATCTGCGCCACGAACCCTTGCCACGCGAGAAAGCCTTCCTCACCTCGAATCAAGAAAGTGGCCTCGGCTTTCCAATGACCGGAATTGCTGGCAACGCGGGTCACTGCACCCGACATGCCAGCCCCCCCACCGCCAGACATGCCAACGGGATAAAAGCGCACCGACTGAAACAGCGCCTGGTGCGGGAATGTTGCAAAGATCATGCTGTCTCTTTCCGGTAACGGTCCATCACACCCGGCATTTCACGGCGTATTTGGCCCATGCCCTGTTGAACGCCGCGCTGCGTGACGCTCTGCACGAATGGCATTAGGTTGCCGTTGTTGTCCGCAGACACGCCAACGGTGACGTGCATTGCACCGCCTCCACCGCCGCCGACCGATTGGCCCTTGGTGTGGTCAACGATAGTTTCGCGGGGGTGCAGCATAGCCATGAAGCCGCCCTTGCCGTCTAGACCGCCCGAACGTGGCCCGCTGCCAGTGTTGCCGCCGCCGTCGAATGAAAACAGCTTAGAAGCGCCAGACATCAAGCCGCCAAAGCCGCCACCTCCGCCGCCGATATTGGCAAAGGTGCCAGAACCAAATAGTGCGTATTCGATTGCCGCCCGCTTGATCGCGTTGATGACGCCTTCAAACGCGCCCTCTACGCCCATTGCCGCGTCGATCAGGCTGTCTTTCCATTGCTGGTTTAGCTGTTCAAGCGCGGCCATCTGGTCCTGCGCTTGCTCGTATTGGCCTGCCAGCGTGCCGACATGCGCGGCCTCTGCGTCTATGCGTGCGGACAATTCGTCAGTGACGACGATGCCGCGCTTTTTCGCCTCGTCCAGCAGCGCATATCGCGCCGTCAGTTCCGCGACCTCGGCCTTAGACTTGCCGACCATTTCGATCTGGCGCTCTAGGGCTGCGATGTCGCGCTCTACCGTCTCGAAGAATGGCGTTTCCTCTTTGCCGGATTTCTTGCTCTTGGTGCCGCCGCTTTTCTTGCTGCCGGTACCGTTAGCCGCCTTGATCGCGTCCGCCGCCGCCTTTTCCGCAGCCTTGGCGTTTTCCTCAAGTTCAGCAGCCGCACGCGCCCCAGCCGCAAGGCTGTTCGTGTCGCTTTCGATCTGCGATAGGGTCGATGTGCTGCCATTGCGGATTGCGGCATAGGCCAGTGCGCCGGTATCCTCCTGCATCTGCCCGCGCGTTTCAGCGCCAGCCAAGCCGACAGGATCGCCCGCGTAGTCAATGCGGCGCTGCGCTGCCTGCGATGCCAAGCGGTTCGCCGTCGCGATGCCCTTAGTGATACCGGCTAACTGCGCCAGCGCCCCAGCTAGATTTCCATTAAGCCGCGCCGCCTCGTCTGCTGCGTTGCCAACTTCGCTTGTGATCCGCGTTGATGCGTCCGCTACGCCGTTCGCGTTGCCCTCTGCATCGGAAAAGCGGTTTGCAGCCTCACGGACAATATCCTCGACCTCGACAACACGGCGAAGCAAGTCATCTTCAACCGTCAAACCGGCATCTACAAGCCCGCGCCGCATACCCTCTATAGCGTCCCGCGCACCGTCGAAATCGCCAGCGGCGATAGCGTTTCGCATTGTATTCTCAAAGGCCGCAATGTCCGTCAGTAAAGCAGGGGGCAAGCGGATTTCGCCCGCAAGCGTTCCAGCGTTCGCAAGGTCGCCCTGCAACACCGCAAGTTCGTTCTTCATCAGCGCCAAGTCGTCAAGTTCAGCTTGACTGACAAAAATGCCGTTGCTCTGACGCGCTGCAATGTCTGCCTGCGCGTCCGCTATCTGACGCTTGGCATCTTCGATCTGTTCATCAGTCGCGCCAACCAAAGCCTCGCCAACCGCGCCGAATAGCTTGCCGATCTGACTGGCGTAATTGTCATCAAACAGATCATCCATGAAATTGCCGATTTCCAAACGCGCAGCACGCTTTTCAATCTCGGCCAATGCATCAGACAGTTCAGAAACGGCGACTGTGACCTCACCGTATTTTTTGCGCAAATCCTCAATGCCGCCAGCACTTGCCGAAGCCAAAGCAGCTTCGGCGCGCGATAGTGCGCCTCGCGCCATGTCCAGCTTCTCCGCGAACGTCTTTACCTTTTCGTCCGCATCCTCGGCTTCACTACCCAAAGTGAAGAACATCGCGGCCAATGGGATGCCGACAGCCGCCACAGTGCCTAGAAGGGGGGCTACAATGCCAAGTGCGCCACCAAGTGCACCGAACCCGCCGAACAACTGCGGAAGCTGCTGCGATAGGATGCGGCTGGCGCTGGTGCCCATTTCCATCTGCACGGCCATGTCACCAATCTGCGCTGCGGTGTTTTGCAGCACAAATCGCCCTGCCCCACCGATCTGAGTTACGCGACCAATCCCAGAAGCTAGGTTTGCAGCATTTGGGACAGTTTTGGCGTATTGATCACGGACTAGGGCCAAAACCCTTGCATGTTCCCGCGCAGATATCGTCCCCGCATTCAGAGCATCGCTTAGCGTCTTTTCGCTTTGCGCCAACCTCTGCCCAGCGGCGGCAGCGGGGTCAACAGATGATGCCAGCGACTTATACTTCGCGTCAATCTTGTCAAAATGGCTGGTAAAAACTGAAGCTGAGTCAGCCGCAGACTTCTTCATGCGGCTGCTCATAGTGTCGAACCGCTTTTCTAAGTTTGTAGCAGCTCCGGTCCCGACCTGTGTGGCCTTCGCCATTTGCTTCTCGAACTTGGAAAGTGAAGCCTCCATGCGCAGCATTAGGCCGGTGTCGATGTTCTGCGCCATGCTTTTAGACCTTCATGCGTTCGAGCATTTCTTCAAACTCCGCCTCAGTTGGCGGCTGGACCTTTTCACCTCCGAAGGCGCGGCACATGTGGATGAAGTCCTGATATGACATTTCGCGCAGCGCAGACGGCGCAACGCCTAACTTGGCAAATGACGCCAGCAACTCGCCTAGATTGTATGGTGTGGCAGGGTCGCCCGCTGGCTTAGTCTCGTCGGGTTCAATGCCGACCATGACCGAAATCAGGATTTCTAAGGCCAATTCGACACGCTCCACCATCGGAACTGTGTCGAAGCGGTCTTTCATCAGCCGATCAGCTTCAACCGACGACATCCCACCGCCGATCAAGCCAAGCCTGATCGTATGGTATACATCACGGGCGAAATAGCATTGCTTTGCCAGCCGCAGGTAGATTTCACCAAAACCGACTTTTCCGCAGGCTTCTTCCAGATCCATCAGCTTGCCAAAGGGCATGTTGAACGGGCGATCTTCGCCCGCCCATTGCTTGATGATTTCCGGCATTAGGTCGCCGCCGTCCACACGCGCTGACCTGCGCCCATGATCGAGGCGCTGAACGTCGCGGTGCTCTTGCCTTCTGCGCCGAACTCCAGCGTGTCCAGAAACGCGGGTAGCGTGTAGAATCCGCCGCCGTCAGCAGTTGATTCATCAAACATGATCTTGATGTTTTTCTTCGTGGCGTCATCGGCCCATGCACGCCACTGCGTCAGGCTATCGCCCTTCGCCACGCGGCCAGAAATGCTGACGGTCGTGTCTTGGCTTTCCAGATAACGCACGATCAGCGCAGGCAGGCCAAGCGGGTCGTCGCAGTCAAGCACGACATCTTCGCCCAGGTTGTTCTTGAGGGTCACGTTGCGAGCATTCGCGCCGCAGGGGAAAGCGAATGTTTCGGTTGGCGTAGCGCCATCACCTAACAAAATGATTAGCTTGTCGGATAGATCGGGTGCAGCCATGGGCCTATTCCTTCTTTTCGGGTTCAACGGGGGTGGCGGAGCCGCTGGCAATCAATGCCTCTGCGGTTGCTTTCGGCAGGTTGTGTTCTCCACCCGCGCGAAATGCTTGAATGACTGCCGGTTTTACCCGATGGTCAACGTCTCGAATGATCCTCACCTTCATGGGAACCTCCAATGTTAAGAATTGCTGTTGTGCTGACCGGCCTTGCGTTGCCGTCCGTCGCGCTTGCCGACACATGCGAAGAAATCCACGCCTCAATTCAGGCTGACTTTGACGCGGCGTCCGATGATGCTGCCCGATTGATCCAGCGGCGTTTTGACCTATTCAGCCTTGCATCGAACCAAACAGACGGCCAATTAGAAGCCGTCGCGCGTCAGGCCGGGGAACAGGCCGCAGATATGATCTTGCAAGCCGAAATATCCCGCCGCAACGAACGCGCCGCAATTGATATGCTCTGCCCGATCAGATTGCCTTAATCGCCTTGTTCATGGCACGGGTGATCCGGTTGCGGACGCTCTTGCGCTTGGCCCGCCACACGGGGAAAAAGAACGGGTTGGCAGGCATGTTGACCGTGCCGAACTCCTGAAACCGCGCATAGAACGCCTTGCCGCCGCCCGCGTAGATCGTGATGCGCAAAGTCGCGTATTCATTGCCCGCGACCGCTCCCAGCGTGAGACTGCCCTTCGGCGCATCGCCCCACGTCCAGCCGATAGAACCCGCCAGATCGCCTGTCACATGCGGCGCAACCTGATACATCTGCGCGACGATTTCCTCTGCGATTTCCTCCATCGCATTGCGGACTTCCATTGCGACACGTTCGGGGATCGCGCCCCAGCGGCGCTGGAACGCGGCCAAGCCCTCAACCATTGCGCTGCTCGATTTCAGCGGTAACGCTAAGCCAAGCGTGCCCCGTTAAACCGTCCGGGTCCATCATCGCCCGCACGCTTTCCACATAGATGCGGGTTAGCGCGTGAACGTTCATCTGCAATGGCTGGTTATGCAGCGCGTTGTAGACCGCATCCGCCAAATCCTTCGCGGGCCGCAGCCGCTTGCTGCCGTCGCGCACCCAGCAGTCAATCTGGATGGTTTCCTCGCGCCCGTCGATGCAATCCATATCCTCCGGCACAAAGTCGGACGGGCCAAAGCTGATTGCCGGGTAAAACGCGGGCTTGCCGTCCACTACGTTCGTGCCGACGATAGCAGACACCGCAGGATCAGCGATAAGCGCGTTGTAGATCGCCGTTTGCAATTCTGTTGATGCGGATGGCATTATAGGGCAACCCCGCTTTCTACGCGCAACCAAACATATGCGCGGTCGGTGATCGCATCACACTCGCGCACGTTGTATTTCACGCCGCGCCGCACGTCTCGCATCACATAATCCGTCGTGATTGCCCGCGATGCCGCGCTAGACCGCAGCTTGACGCGAAACACCGCCGTGCCAGTCAATCCGCCTGCGTCAACCGCCTCTTTGCCGCGATCATATTCCAGCGATGCCCATGCTGTGAACACCTCGCCAAACGACACGTCGAAGCCGCCCGAACCGTCCGGCACTTTCGTCTCACCGTCGAACGCGACACGTTCATCTAGCTTGCCTGCGGTCATTACATGCTGCCCCATCGGTGCGGCGCGATCAGCGCCTCATATGCGCCCGTGGGCTTGGCATTTTCTGCCATCGTTTCGCGGTATTCGTAGAGCGTCCCGACGTGCAGCAGGATCGCCGCCTTGATCGACCAAGGCACGTCTGCCGCTGTGCCGTATCCGGTTGTCAATGTCACGCGGACAGGGGCGGGGTTATCATCCTGCAAGCTGCCCTGCGAAAAGCTTGCAGGGAAAGACACGCCAGGCCCGCCGACTGTGCCAGCGACATATGCACCGGCCACAGTCTGTGCAGTGCCTGCCGCGTCGTCATAGACTACGGACACGTCAGACGCCGTAGGGAACGGCAGGGGCAGCGTGTGATACCAGCACGGGAAGTCCTGCCGCCATGTCTGCGTGACAAGGCACCGGCCAAGAATGCCGTTGTAGCCGTCCAGATAGTCGGTTGCGGCCTGCACGATTGCCTCGATCAGCGTGTCTTCGTCGTCGTAGTCAACGCGCAGGTGATCCTTCGCCTCGGCAAGCGTGATGACCTGCTCGGCAGGTGGCGTGACAAGGACCGGGCGCAACTTCATCAGTCAGCGGCCTTCAAGCCATAAGCGACAGGATCGACGCCAAGCGCCTTAGCCTTTTCAAGCGTCATGCCGGAAGGCGATGGCTTTTCGACAGGCTTAGCCTGCTTCGCATC